ATGTTCCGGGGTATCAAGACTTCTTCCGGGAACCAGACAGCAAAACTGAAATCCATTCAAGGCATTACGACTTTCGTCTGCGATGAAGCGGAAGAGTGGACAAGCGAAGATGAGTTCGATAAAATAATGCTCTCCATTCGCAAGAAGGGTATTCAGAACCGGATTATCATTATAATGAATCCGTGCGATTCCAATCACTTCATCTACAAAAAATACATTGAGAAAACTCACAAGCTGGTAGAGATTGACGGTGTGCAGGTTCAGATTTCCACTCATCCGAATGTACTTCATATCCATACCACGTATTTTGATAACTTGGAGAATCTTTCCCCGGAGTTTCTGAAAGAGGTGGAGGATATGAAGGTAAATAATCCCGAAAAATATGCTCATGTGGTTATCGGCCGCTGGGCTGACGTTGCTGAAGGTGCAGTGTTCAAGAAGTGGGGAATTGTTGACGAGTTCCCGGCTTGGGCAAAGAAAATTGCTTTCGGGCAAGACTTCGGTTATACGCATGACCCGTCTGCTTCCATTCGTTGTGGTATCGTTGATAACGCCCTTTACTTGGATGAAGTGGATTACCGTACTGGATTGCTTTCTTCTGACATCATCAAGACTCTTCGCCCGTGGGGATTGAAAGTCATTGCTGACAGCGCAGATCCACGTTTGATTCAAGAGATACACAACGGAGGAATCAAGATATATGCCGTAGAGAAAGGTGCAGGCTCTATCAATGCCGGAATTGACAAAATGAAAGATATGGAGATTTATATAACCAAACGCTCGTACAACTTACAAAGCGAGTTCAGAAAGTATGTTTGGGCAAAGGATAAGGACGGGAACTATATCAACGAACCGGAAGACCATGACAATCACGGAATAGATGCTGTACGTTACTATGTATTGGGTGAGCTTCTTGGTAAGATTCAGAAGCCGAAAGATTTAACAGGAATATTCACACACTAAAAATATAAGCTATGCCATTGAATTTAGAAGAAATATTAGCATTGCCCGATATCGGGCAGAAGATAAACTATCTGAAGAAAGGTAGGAAAACTGAACTTCCCGACCGTTGCAAACTTTGGGATGATTGGAATCCGGAACGCCATGAAATCATGGTTGACGAAAAGAAATATCCGGACAGAAAGGTTCTTGAAAAAGAAGCAGAGAAGCACTTCGATGAAAAAACGGGTAAGACTTATGAAATCGAAGCAAAGTATAAGACTGAACCGGTGAACCGTATCTCCATTCCATTGGAACAGGATATAGTGAACATTCAAACTGCTTTCACGGTCGGCACAGAACCGTCTATGGATTGCACTCCAACTGATGATGATGAAAAGAAGCTACTGGATGCGGTAAAGGCTGTATTTAAATCCAACAAAATCAAATATCAGAACAAGAAGGTTGTCCGTGCCTGGCTCTCCGAACAAGAAGCGGCAGAATATTGGTATGTTACCGATGATGATTCGTTTTGGGCGAAGTTCTGGAAAAAAGTAAAGACTACATTCGGAGGCAAGGTAAAACCTACCAAGAAGCTGAAAAGCGTATTATGGTCTCCGTTCCGTGGGGATAAGCTTTATCCGTTCTTCAATGATGAAGGTAAGATGATTGCTTTCTCACGTGAGTACAAGAAGAAGCTCATGGATGATTCGGAGATAACTTGCTTTATGACTATCACTGATAAGATGGTCTATCAGTGGGATTTATCTAAAGGGTATGAAGAAAGAACGCCTTTTACTCATGGATTCCCCAAATTACCGGTTCTCTATGCCTACCGTCCTGAACCTTATTGCAAAAAGATAAAGACTTTTCGGGTTCGGTTGGAGAAATTATTATCCAATTATGCAGATTGCATCGATTATCATTTCTTCCCTTTATTGAAACTTATCGGTGACGTGGAGGGTTTCATGGGTAAGGTTAAGGACAGAATGGTCAAACTTACAGGTGAAGGTGCGGATGCTCAATATCTGACGTGGAATCAGGTGCCAGATACGGTACGTTTTGAAGCAGAAACACTCACTAATATGGCTTATGATATGTCAAACACTCCAAGAATATCATTTGAAACGTTGAAGGGGGTAGGCAAAGCATCAGGAACCGCTTTCCGCTTTATGTTCATGGGTGCACATATGGCGGTAGAAAATCACGGTGAGGTTATCGGTGAGTTCTTGCAGCGGAGAGTAAATTTCATTGTTTCCGCTTTAGGCTCTATCAATCCAACCGAGTTTAGCAAGGCATCGCAGACCATTGACATAGAAACAGAACTGGTTCCATATATGATTGATGATTTGAATGATAAGGTGACTACTGCCGTTTCCGCTGTCAGTGGTGGCATTTGGTCCACACGTGAAGGTATCATGTTTGCCGGGAATGCTGATAGGGTAGAAGAGGAGCTTGCAGAAATCAAGGAGGAGCAAGCGGCAAAGAATGAGCAAATCGGAAATAAGGGACAGAAAAATGCCTCTTAGTCAGAAAAATTATAGGGATTATAATTTTAGTACAAGAAAAATAGAATATTTTGCGGCAACATCAAAGAATTGCCGCTAATTTTTTGCTTGAATAGTTGTAGGTAATTAAATAATTACCTATATTTGTAGGGTAATCAATAGAGAAAGGTATGCCAACGATATTTATTTTATTTGGTTTTCGTTTTATGTTTTACGCTAATGACCATGAGCCTATACATGTTCATGTAATCAAAGGGGATGTAAGTGCTAAATTCACTTTATTTCCAGTTACATTAATCAAAAATAATGGCTTGAAGTCATCTGAACTGAAACTTGTAGAATCAGTTATAGAAGAAAATCAAGAAGTAATAGCAGAGCATTGGAATAAATTTTTTAATAAATCAAAATAAGTGGTTATGGAAAATATCATAGTTGAAAAGGTATGGTTGACTGATACGGAGGTATGGATACGTACCACTGACGGGAAGGAGGCATGTGAGAAGTTTTCAGATTTCCAAAGGCTGAAATGGGCTACTCCTGCGCAGCGCGCAAATTTCACAACGAGCCATGACGGAATACATTGGAGAGAGCTTGATGAAGATTTGAGTTTTGAGGGATTCTTTCGGGAAAGGAAATCTAATCCTCTTTATGATTTATTTATAGCTCATCCTGAATTGAATGCTGCTGCCATAGCACGACGTTTAGGTATTTCTCAGAGTTTGTTTGCTCAATATGTAAGCGGAACAAAGAAGCCGTCTAAGAAACGTTTTGAAGATATTATAGAAACAATACGTTCAGTAGGGCGTGAATTAATGGCTGTACCGGCATAAGTTACAATACTTTATTTAGGCGTGATTCCATTCGGTTTCACGCCTTTTTTATACCATTTTACGACAATCGTTTCATTGTCGTGTATCACCTATCTGATAATTTTTCACATAGCTTATTAATGCCGAAATTTACCGTAGAAATTTATAAATCAAATTCATACGGTATGACAATCTTAGAACAAATCTTGGCAGGGCTGCAACAGAAGTTTACTGGGGTGGACACTGCTATCTTAACCCGAATTGCCACTAAGAAGGCAGAGGGTGTAACGGACGAGACAAAGGTAAACTCCATTGTTGAGGGTATCAGCTTCTCGGACGTGCTAAATTCCTATGGTGATTTCCGTGCCGGGGATGCTTCCAAGACCGCAGTTTCCAACTACGAGAAGAAACATAACCTTAAAGACGGTAAGTCAATTGAGAATCCCAATCCTAACCCTAATCCGAAGCTGGAAGATAAGACGGACGACATGGCGGCTATTATTGCTAACGCAGTGAGTGCAGCCGTTAAACCTCTTTCTGATAAGCTCGCTCAATTCGAGACAGAGAAGTTACAAGCTACCCGGCAGGAGCAGATTATGGCAAAGGCAAAGGAGTATGGTATTCCCGAAAACTACGCCAAACGATGCGCCATCAAGGACGATGAGGACTTGGACGCATATTTCAAGGACTTGAAGCAGGAGTTCGCAAATGACGGCTTCAAGGGCGTAACCCCTCCCGAAACGGCAGAAGAGAAGATTGAGAAAGAATCTGAATCTATCGCTAAGATGATTGACGAGGGAACGAAAACTATTGTTGAACAAAACAAGAATTAATTATGTCAGCAGGATTTAAGTATGATTTAGTTCCGCCCGTTGAGCAAGAGGAACGCTACGATGTCCAGACCGGTATTCGTAGACGTGGCCCGTTCAAACTCGACACGCAGAACCTGGTAGTGGGAAGTTTTCTTCCCGGATTTACACCGATTTGTGCGGACTTGAAAAATAAGTTCGCATACACGGTAATCAATGTGAGAGTAGTAGAAGCATACGCAACCAGTGACACGGCGTTATCTATCAAGGTAGAAAAGAACTCCCTTGCATACGTTGGCATGTTTCTCGGAAGCGGTACGAAAGGCGCGGAAGTTTCGGCTATCGACAAGACAAATGCAAATTATGATGTCTTGACAATCAAGGCTGCTTTTGGTGAGAATATCGCCAAAGATGCTGTATTATTCAATGCGGTTGCAGTTGATGGTTTAAAGCAAAAGTATGTGGCTAATTCGGCTCTGTTTAACCGTACAAAGGTTGAGGACGGAATCACATTGGTTTCATTGCTTCGTACAGCCGCAGAAATTGAACCCTCAAAATTGGTTATGCCGTTCTCTGAGAACGATAAAGCCAACATGAAGGGATGGTTTGAGTTTAACGAGTAAGGAGGTAGGATATGTTTTTAACGATTCAAACATTATTCGATGATGCGAACATTGTTTCCGCTATCATCAGACGTGTGAACCAGACACGCAAGGACACAATCTATTGGCAGCAGTATCTTACTTTCCGCAGAGTAACTACTCGTGTGTTCAAGGATTATATCGGTTCTGTAACCGGAGTTATGGCCGGCTCTATCAATTCACGTTTTGGAGAGAAACCCATCCGTGAACGTCGGAACATCGGTTCCGGATATGGTGAGATTGCCTATTTGGGTGATGCTTATCAGATGTCTATTGACCGTCTTTCCGAATTACAGGATTTGATTGACAAGTTCAATGCAGCTAAGCCAGCCGACCAAAAGGCTGCAATGGAAGAGATTGTAAACTTCCTGGCAGACGACTACCGTCAGATTACCCTTGCTGCCCACAAGCGTATGGATATTATTGTCGGTGCGCTGTTGATGCTTGGTGAAGCCACCGTTTACAACAAAGACGCTGCAATCACTTCCGGTCAGACCAATAATAAACTGCTGGAGATTACCCTTCCGTTCAATTTTATCAAGCCGAAAAGTGGAGATGTGGTTGTGGACGGAAAGAATATGTTTATCTCTTATTTGAGAGAGAAACTTCATTCCTTGGCACCGGACTATGGCGTTTATGCCAAGATGGTTATGACTCGTGCATCTTTCAACAAGCTTATTCTTGGTTCATCTGAATTTGGTGAGCAGTACAAGATGATTCTCGGCAGCAACGAAATGAAGTTGAGTACGGGATTGGTTTCCTCTTCTTTGGCTTCCGAAGTGTTCACCGGCATCGGTCTGCCTCGCATCGAAATCAAGGAGGACTACGTGAAAGACCAGACGGGAAAGAATGTGCAGATTTACGCGGATAACCGTATTGCTCTGTTGCCTTCTGACAACATTGGTTATATGCGCCATCATACCCCGTATGAAGCGACAGACCCGGTACAAGGACGTACTTATATCCCGTCAGAGGGACAGATGCTTATCTCCAACTACCGTGACAAAAATGGTCGCTACATGGAATATACGGCAGAGTGGATTCCGCAGATTTCCAATCCGGATTTGATTACTAATTTCGATTTGAGCGAAATTGCATCCATCCAATCAGCATAAGGAGGTAGGATATGAAAGTAAAGGTTATATCAGTTTTCCGCGACAAGTTCACCGGAAAGTATTATACTCCCGGTGAAGTGATTGAAGTCGGTGAGGAAGCCCGTGTGCTGGATATGGAAAGCCGCAGACTTGCTGAACGGATTGAGGCAAAAAAAAATACCGAAGTGAAAGCCCCTGAAGAAAAGAAGGAGGTGAAAATCCCCCTCTTTGAAAAGGAGTTTGAGAAGAAGGCTTTGATTGATGCTTTGAAGTCTATCGGTGCGCAAGCTTCCGGCAATATGAAAGAGGAAACTCTTTTGGCTAAGGTTGCAGAACTGGATGAAGAATCAACAGCCAAACTGAAAGAAGCATTAGGTATCGAGTAAAAGGATAGGGTAGTGCTTCTACCCTTCCATTGTCTAATTTTATAAATCAGAAAAGAAATGAAGAATTTTATTTTTGCCATGTGTGGCTTTTTAATGATGTCTTTGGTTTCGTTGAGCGTGCAGGCATCAAGTGTGGAATCTCCTAAGTGTGAATACGTGAATCCATCGGTTGATGTTGGTCTGCCGGATATTCAGTTTATCACTTTGGAAACGGCTCCGGCTGATTGTGTTGTACTGACCATGACGCATCCCATGTTTTTGGTTGCAAATAACCCGGCTATGATGTGTTCGATAAAAGAGGGAATGGCTATTCAAGGGGTACGAATTAATGTTCCCAAATGTCCGTTCAGATACATCTATAAATCTAAACATTGTACGCATTATAGCTATACCGCATATAGTAAACTGATTACACCATATTGAATGATATCAGCCATGAGTAACAAGGAGTTTGTATTAAGCGTATTTGATAAGAACACCCCGTCTAATCTTGTAGTTGAAAATATACTTTCAAGAACGGGATTGGATGGTGAAGAACCTTTTGCCGAGGAAAATCGGGCAAGATTAGAGGTCGCTTGTGCAAAGCAAATTCCGTGGATGATACAAAATCCATCTTCGGTCAGCGAAAGCGGATTTTCTGTGTCTTGGTCTAATTATGTTGATAGCCTAATGAAATTGTACTCATGGCTGTGCAAACAGTACGGTTTGAAAGACGAACTGAGTAACAAACCTAAAGTGACTTTCTTATGATATTCGCTCCCCACATATTGCAAGTTAAGGTTATCACCCCGATGGATAAGGATGAGTTCGGAAGACCTATTCCCGGTACCGGTGGTGAAAGCTGGCAGGAGGTGTGCAAATGCCGTTGTGATGATGTGAGCGCGGAAAAGAAAGTATCTATCAATGGTGCTTTGTATGATTTCAAGTACAAGGTAGTCTTTGACAAGCCGTCAAAGGTTGAAGCAGGTGCAGAGATTCGTTGTTTGAATGTCGATGGAAGCATAAGAGGTGAAGGAGTTGCTAAAAGCCCTTTGGAAACAAACTATTTTTCCTACAGAGTAATATGGTTGGAATAGATGCAGACTTTTCGGATGTTGACCAGTTCTTTGAGGACGGAACAAGCGAAGTCGTTGCTGGCATGAAAGAAGAGGGAGAGGCATTTGTTGAAGATGCAAAAGCTACCGGAAACTATCAAGACCACACAAAACATTTGAGAGAATCGAATGATTATGAGGTTAATGAAGATGGCTTAATTCTGAAAAACGAAGCTGATTATGCTTCATTCGTGGAATCCAAAGGATTTGAAGTTGCAGGAAGTGCAGCGATAAGGACAGAAAAAAGATTGAAAGATAGATTTGAACGATGATAGTAACCACCGACATAGGAAACATCCTCTACCGGGACTGCAAGATTTTCGGAATAGACATAGTACCAGCAGGAGAAACGCTGACGGGTGAATTGAAGTCCGAAAGGATTGTCATCCACACGAAGAAACAACAGACGGGAACTTATTGGAAGAAATCTTTCGCAGAAGTGAATCTATGTGTACCCAATTTAAGCGAGAATGAAGCGAACACAATCCGGCTTAACGAACTTGAAAGAAAGGCTGACAAGCTGTTTGATGATGTAGTAAGCACCTATGATGGTATGACATATCGTTACTCTATTGATTCTATCGGTACAGAAGCGGACACAGCTTTGAAGTGTCATTATGTGAATGTGAGAATTTTGTTTAATGTATTAAATGTAAAATGATATGATTACAGCAGTAGAAATTGACGAACTGTATTATGCAGAACCGATTAAAACGGTTACTACTCCAGCTGCCGGATTAACAGGCGCAGAAGTAGCCACCATCTTGAAAAACGCAGCAACGAAGCGGGTCAAGAATGTGCATGGTGACACGTATCAATACGAAGAAGCAGAGGCAAGTGTAACTCGTTACAAAAACGCTTTGACTGGTGAGTACTACCGGGAAACGTCTGAACCGGGTGAGGTGAAAATCAACTTCACCATTGGTGAGTATGATTATGCTACAAAGGCTGATTTACAAGGTGGTAAAGCCACAGAAAAGAATTGGGAAAGAGGCAAGTATAAGCCTATTCATAAATGTGTGATTGGTAAAACCAAAGACGGAGTTTATGTTGTGTTTCCGAAAGCGGCTATCAATGCCCGTGGCTCTAATACCGATAAGGCTGTCGGATTGGCTGTTTCGGCCGTTCCCCTTTCCACAGGTGTAGATGGATTGGCTTCCGAAAAGTGGTTTGACGAATCGGAAGTTGTAGTGCCGGAAGGTTGATAATTTTTCAGTAAAAGGATTGTTTTCAGATGGCGGTGGGTGGTTGCTCACCGCCTTTTTAATTTAATGTTATGAATAATCAAGCAGCAAAAACAGTTTCTGATGCTTTGTTAGGGCTGGATTTCATGAATGTGGAGATAGGAGGGATGGTTTATACCATTAAACCTCCTACAATTAAAATTATCTGTCGTGTCATTCATCATTTTTCCAATATCGGCATGACTGGAGATAATGTAATGGAGGCTATTAAAGAACTTCCTGAAATTGCTGGAGATATGCTGAAAGGCATTTCTTGTTTCATCTGTGGCAGTGAGGAGCTGGCTGAAAATTTAGAGAACGGGACTTTTGAAGAAGTTAGGAATGCCTTGGAAGTCTGTTTCTCTATGATGGATATATCGGCTTTTCAGTGTGTCAGCTCGATGAGGAACGTGTCGATGCTGGCAGCAAGACCGAAACAGTAGGAAACACAACGTTCTTCGGGCAGATAGCCTATTTGATTGACACGCTGCATCTGAGTTATACAGAAGTGTTTGAGATTATCCCTTATCGGAATCTGCTGATGATGCAACGGGATAAATTACACGCAGTATATGGTGGTCAGAAGGTGAATAGAATCAGTGGTAAGGAATTGGCTAATCGTAGGAAAAAGAAATAGATATGGCGAAATTATATTTTAAGGTAGGTAGTGACTGGGAAGAAGTTGTAAGACTTCGTAATGAAATTGCAAAATTAAAGCAGGAGTTAATGAGCATGGATGGCACGCAATCTCCTGCTGCTTTCAAGGCTTTGAATGCCCAACTTACTGCATCCAACCAAAGATTGGATGAGTTGGTGACTAATGCAGCCAAAGCTGGAGCAGAGATGGAAACAGGATTCAAAAGGAAAATCTTCGATGCTTCTCAGGTAGTGAATGGATTCACAGAGAAGATTCTTGCTCAAAAAGCGGTAGTTAAGGATATTGAAGCGGATGTAAAACGACTTGGGGATGCTTATCGTATAGCATTGAAAAGGAATCCGTTATCAGCAAATAGCAAGTTAGAAGAATACAATGCTGCTAAGAAAGCTCTTGATGAAGAGAAAGCTGCATTGTTTGGGCTTACTCAGGAACAGGCAAATGCCCGACTGTCTGTAAAAAAACTCCGTGATGAATATGCACTTTATAAAAATGATGGAAAGCAGGTAGTAGAAACTAACAACGGTATAGCTATTTCTTGGAAAAAGGCGTTGGGAGTTATCGGAGGCACTGCTATGTTGAAATCTCTTATCTCAGATGTCACCCGTGTTAGGATAGAAATAGACTCTGTTAGCAAATCTTTTGAAGCATTGTTAAAATCAGAAAGTAAGGCTAAAGAGATGATTGGAGGGTTAAAAGAGCTTTCAATCAAAAGCGGATTGAATACCTATGGAGCAGCCCAAACGCTTCTTGGTTTTAATGTTGATGCAGAGAAGGTACTTCCAACATTGAAAAGTATCGGAGATATAACTATGGGGAACAATGAAAAGTTTTCCTCTATGACACTTGCTTTTGCCCAGATGTCTGCTGCCGGAAGATTAATGGGGCAAGATTTGAATCAGATGATTAATGCGGGATTTAACCCCTTACAAGTTATTTCTGAAAAAACAGGTAAATCCATTGCCGTCCTAAAAAAGGAAATGGAGCAAGGCGCCATTTCTTCCGAAATGGTTGCAGACGCTTTTGCGGCTGCAACATCTGAGGGTGGGCGTTTCTATAATATGCTTGAAAAGCAAAACACTGGAATCAGAGGTGAAAGAAACAAACAAAATGCAGTAATCAAAGAAAAATTAAATGAAATAGGCGAAGCTAATGAAGAACTTATAGCAGGTTCTTACCGCGCAACAACCTATCTAATACAAAACTATGAAACAGTTGGTAAGGTATTGGCTGGACTTGTTGTTACTTATGGTACATACCGAACCGCAGTGATGCTTGTTACCGCTGCTGAAAGCAAACATACCTTTGTGGAGATTGGACTTACCAATGCCCGTTTATTGGCACGAAAAGCGCAGTTAGCTTTAAACGCTGCAATGCTTACTAATCCTTATGTTTTGTTGGCTACCGCCGTTATTGGGCTTGGTGCTGCAATGTGGGCTTTCCACGATTCGACAACCGCGGCAGAGAAAGCGCAAAAAAGATTTGACGAGCAAAAGAAACAGTCTATTAAAAAAGAGCAAGAACATAAACAAAGGCTTGAAGAATTGATTTCCACCCTTCAAAATGAATATACCTCTTCTATGGATAGGGTGAAGGCAATGGATGCAATAAAGAATGAATATCCTGCTCTCTTCCAAAAATACATAGATGAAAAAGGACATATTAGAGACTTGATAGCTTTATGGAAAGAATACAATGAGGAAGCTGGAAAAAGGAACGTAGAAGAGAATAAAATTAATTACAACAACTCTAAAAAACTAATTGATGAATACGAACAGGTTATCGGATTATGGAAAAGGTTCGGAGAAGACCCGAATTTTCATAAAAACAGCTTGAATGAATCAGAGAAACAACTTGCTGACAAATATAGGAATGAAACTTTATTTACTTTGAAATCAAAGATAGATGAAGAAAGAAATATTCTCATAGCTTATCAAAAAGAAGTCCGTTCTGATGAACTAGCTCAATGGCAACTTGATTTAAAGAAAAATACTGATGTTCAGATAAAGTCAGAACTGAATGAAATGAAGCGCCTTCAACAAGCAAGAAAGAATAATAAGTGGTATTCTTTGAATGTAGGCATTGGTTCTTTGAAAGGTGCGACTACTGAATCTGAATTGCAAAGTAGAATAGATATACTTGAATCGGAGTTAAAGTCACGTAAAACCTCAACCTACCAGCAAGACCTTGCGAAAGCCAAATCCGATTGGGAAAAAGCAAAGAAAGGTTATGAAGTATTACTTAAAGACCAACAAGCAACATCGGAACAGGTAAAAAAGGCCCGTGAAGATATGCTATCAAAAGAGAAAGCCTATAAAGATTTAGGTGGTATTACCGGAAGTTCTTTAATCAAGCAGGAAAATCAAGCCAAGAAAGAAGCCGAAAACCGACTTAAACAGCAAGAACAACTTGCCGAACAACTTCTTTCCATTCGTCGGAAAAACCAGCAGGATGAAGTCAACCTCATGGAGGATGGTACTGAGAAGAAGCTGGCTCAGATTGACTTGGACTATCAGAAAGAACTCGATGCGATAGACAAGCAGCGCAAAGAGTGGGAAAAGGCCCAAAATGGAAAACTGACCGATGAGCAGGAATCTGATTTGTCCGCTTGGGAAGAAAACGCTTACAAGTCATACGGGAAAGGGGTTAAAGATGCCAGTAAAGAGAAGTTGGAATCCGAACGTAAAGCATGGCAGGAATACTTCATTGAGTACGGAAACTATCAGGAGAAGCGCAAGAACCTTGTACAGAAATACAATGACGAGATAGCCAAACTGCAAACCGACAGCCCGGAGTACGCTTCCAAGGTAGCCCAAAAGAACAAGGCTCTTGAACAGCTTGATGAACAGTTCGGTCACTCCACAAAGGCGATGGCAGACCTCTTTGAAGATGCCAGCAATAAGTCCGTTTCCGCTATTCAGTCCATCATTGATAAGTATGAAACACTTGTCAAGTACATGTCTGGTACAAAGGAAAGTGACGGAACGAATGTTACACTTGATGAATTGAAAGCGCTCGGATTCACTGATAAGGACATTGAAAAGATAGAAAAGGGTGAAATCTCCATAAAGGACGTAACAGATGCAATCAGAGGGCTAAAGGATGAGCTGAAAGGCAAATCACCGTGGCAGGCTTTCGTCTCTGACTTGGAGAAAGGGATAGAAGCCATAAAAAAGGGTGGCAACGATTCCAAGAAAATCGGTCAAGGAATCACCGATACAGGAAATGCTGTGACGTCTTTTGCCCCTGCATTGAATGAGTTCGGCTCAAGTATCGCCGACATATTCGGATTTGACGATAGCAAGATAACAAGTGCCATTGATGCGCTTGGCGGCTTAGGACAAACGACATCCGGGTTCGGGCAAATCATGTCGGGTGATATTGTCGGAGGCGCAATGAGTGCGGTTTCTGGAATTTCCTCTGTAGTGTCCGCGTTGGACGGGATGTTCGGTGCCGATTATTCCCACTATAATGAGATGGTTGAGGAATATAACAAACTCAATGAGATATGGGATGAGCTGATAGACAAGAAACTGGAATATATCGGCATTTCCTACGGTATGGAAGCGGACAAGGTCGGAGAAGAGGCGCTTGGCCTTGTTGAAAAGCAGATTGAGGCATATCGCCTGCTGGGAAAAGAGCGTCTTAATTCCGGTGCATCTGCCGGTTCCCATTCCATTGGCAAGCGGATGGCAAAGAACACCTCGTCAAGCGACTGGCAGGACATTGCCGACGCACTCGACATGTCAGTCAATGCCGCCAAAGAGCTTATCGGGACCGGAAGAATGACCGGACTGTTTGACCTCACTGTTGAGCAATTGGAGAAACTTAAATCCGAAGCTCCTGCCTTCTGGGCGAAGATGGACGGTGACGTGCAAGAATATTTGAACGGCATTATAGATGGAGAGGAAAGGATTGAGGATATTCAGGACCAGATAAAAGAGCAGCTCACCCAAACAACCTTTGACGGTGTGTTCGACAGTTTTGTAGATACTCTCATGGATATGGACAGTTCCGCGAAAGACTTTTCTGACAGTTTCAGCGGATATATGCAGCGTGCCGTGCTTACCACAATGGTAGGCAACAAATTTACCGAGGACCTTCAAACGTGGTACGATGCCTTTGCCCGGGCCAATAAAGACCAGGAAGGCATTACCAAGGAGGAGATGGAGGCCCTTCGGGAGCAGTATGATGCAATCGCCGGTTCCGCACTTGCCGAACGTGACAAGCTTGCGGAAATTTTCGGCTGGACCAAAGAGGATAGCGACAGTAGCACGGATAATTATGAGAACTTCATCGGTAGCATGCAGGATTCTCTTACTTCCCTTGATGTGACAGCCAAGGATGTTTCTGACAATATCTATGATTACTTCCGTCAGGCAATGATAAAGGCTTTGTACGAGAAAGAATACAAGGGCAGGATGGAAGAGTTGTACAAGACTTTTGAAGAACTTTCCAAAGACGGATTGTCCGAGAGTGACATGGTACAGCTCGGTTCTCAGGTTGACCGATACATTGAGCAGATGATGAAAGGTGTTGAGGGTGTGAACAGCATCTTCACAGACAAACTGAAGGACGCCGAAGACCTGCAGTCGTTTGTTGATAACGTCAAGTCTGCCATGTCTTCCATCGAAGCCACCGCCGAAGACATAACAGACAATATCTTCGAGTACATCCGTCAACAAATGGTTGAGAAGATGTTTGCCGATACCTTCCAACCACAGATAGAAGAGTTTTATAAACGGGTTCAGAAAGCCATGTCTGACGGCGATATAACCGATGCTGAACGTAATACACTGAGAAGCGAAGCTGAAAAGTTGGCTAATGACATCGTAGCCGCCAAAGACATTCTTTCTGATACTCTTGGCATTACCGAGAGTAACATGAAGAAGGAACTTGAAGAGGAATTCAAGTCCTTCTCCGATGACATATTGAACTCTCTTACCAATGCCGAGGTAACAGCCGAAGCCGTTGCCAAGAATATCTCCGAATCCATGCGCAAGGAACTTATCGAATCCATGTATATCGAGCAATATGAACCACGTATCAAAGCTATCTGGGAGAAATGGAAGGAATACTCGGAGGATGGACTTGTAACCGATGAAGAACGTGCCAATATCAAGAATGACATTGACGAATTGAGCAAGGAGGTCGCCGATGCTGCCGGGGAAATCAGTGGCGCGTGGAAAGACTCTGGAGAGGAGGTAAGGAAAGCGTTCAACTCTTTCTCCGACAGTATCAAGAGTGTGCTCTATGACGCAGAAGCTACCGCCGAGGACATAGCCGACAATATCTATCAATATATGCGCAATGCCTTGGTGGATTCCATGTTTACTGCCCAGCTCCAGCCTCAGATTCAGGCCTGGTATGACAAATATACCGAATTTATGAAAGACGGTGCCATTGATACGGCCGAGCGCAAGACTCTGGACGAGATGATAGCCGAAATTCAGAAAGCCGGTGTCGACATTGTGGATGCGGCTAACAAGCTTTTCCCCACTCTTGATACGGGAGCCATCAACCGTGCGGAAGAAGCCGCCCAGGAAGCGGAGAACGCCCGTAATGAAGCTGAGCAGGAATGGGAGTCGTTCTCTGATGGTATTCTGAATTCCTTGTACGATATAGAGGCCACAGCGGAGGATATTTCCGATGACATGAGCGAATACATGCGCAAGGCTTTGATTAAGGCCATGTATGTGGAGAACTTCAAACCGCAGATGCAGAAGTGGTACAATGAGTGGAAAAAGGCCATGGGAGATGACGACCTGACTTCCGAAGAAAAGCAGCTCCTCGACTCCATGAAACAGACGATGGTTGACGACATGAAGAAAGAAGTTGATGCCATCAACCAGTTCTTTGGAACCATGTTTTTACAGCAGGCGAGTAGTAAGGGTTTTGAAGCCATGTCACAAGATACCGGCGAAGAACTTAACGGACGTTTTACAGCTTTGCAGGTTGCCGGGGAAGAAATAAAGAACCAGTCCATTCAACAGACCGGTTTACTTTCATCCATCAATGGCAAACTTTCATTGCTCAATCTTAGAAGTGGGGATGTCCCAGCTTTGTTATCTGGAACTCCTAATTTCGCAGATAGAGCCAAAGAGACAATAGCGAGCGGCTATCAGTCGCAGGTACATATTGTTTTCCCGACAGAGGACATAAAGGCATTGACCGATAGAGTCTCCAATATGGAAAGAATCGTAGATGAAATGAGAACATTCCAAGTAGAAGGTAACATGGACCGTAGAGATATACTTGAAAACTCTGTTATTCTTGCCAAGAATAGTCCGCGAATACTCGATAATACAAATGATATCAAGCAGGATATAAAGAATCTATAATAGTTATGGCAGAATTAATAATAAACGGAAGAGAAGCCCTAAAAGAGTGGGGTGTTAGAATGGGAGATAACTTTCTTGATGTACTGGGAGCACCGGTACCTCTGAAAGAGTTTATAGAGAATAAATCACGCTTGGAACATGGGAAACAAGTTCTTATGGATAACCCCAAGCTTGATGAGCGTGAGTTAACTCTTGTTTTTACAGTAGAAGGTGATTCTCCTGCCGATTATCAGGCAAAGAAAACAGCTTTTTATGAAGAACTTTACAAAGGTAAAATTGATATTCAGATTCCTGAGAACAATAGTGATATTTATCATTTGCTGTATTTAGGAAAGAGCGTTTCTTATGCCCAAAGCTTAGACCGGACATTTGGGAAAATATCAGCCAAATTCTGTGAGTATAATCCATCTAACCGTGTTGTAGGCTAGAAATTTACGACATTAAATTCATTGTCGTGTATGGAAGCTCTAATTTTTAGGGCTTCTTTTTTTTATGTCCGACCTTTGTTTACATGATAGATATTAAGGACATACAAGGCAATACCCGCTTTTCAACTGGTATCAATTCCGGTGCAAAAGGCAAGTTCTCTTTAATGAAAGAGGACTATGTCGTACTACCTTTTAATACTCTGTCCCCAGTCGATTTCCAAGTAGGTGATTACGTTGACCTGCGTGGGGTACTCGATGCCTCCATGGGCGGTAAATTGGCAAAAATCTATCAGATTGTAGATATTCCCTATCCGACCTACAAGAACGGAGGCTACTCCTATGAACTTCGTTTTGACGCTTACTATTTCAAGTGGAAAACAAAGATATTCAAGTACACCCCGGAGTACAGAGGACAGGAAGCGTCCTGGTCCCTTACCGCTTCACTGGATGTCCAGATGGGTGTATTCCTTCGCAATTTGAAAGCTCTTGGTTATAAATATGAGGGAAAAGACTTCGTGTTCTCCATTGACGATAGTGTCGAGAACTCCTCCAAATTGATGACCTATGACAATACCAACCTCATTGATGCTATGTTCAGCATGGCTGATAACTGGGGTTGTGATTGTTGGGTAACGGACCATGTCATCAACTTCGGACGCTGTGAGTTCTCCGACGCTGTTAAGATTGAACTTGGCAAGGAAGCCAAGGACATGAGCCGGAGTGACAGCAAGGGTACTTATGCCACAAGAATCTATGCGTTCGGTTCAACAAGAAACATCCCTACCAACTATCGCCCGGTAGACCGGACCACTGTTGTCAACGGTATCGTCCAGAAGCGCCTTATGCTTCCGGCAGGCACTCCATACGTGGATGCCCACGAGGGCTTGACCGATTTGGAAGCCATTGAAGCCGTTGTTGTATTCGACGACGTCTATCCCAAACGGGTGGGTGAAATCACCGGTGTAAGCTCTTATGAGAGCGAGGTAGATAATGAAGATGGTACAAAGACAAAAGCTACCTTCTACCGGTTCAAGGATTCAGGCATCAACTTCTCGAAGGAATACATCCTTGAAGGACATGAACTCAAAATCAGGTTCGAATCCGGCAAGCTCAACGGCATGGAGTTCGGTGCTGCCTTTAACCCTCTTGGTCTGACTGAGAAGAACGACGACGGCACATGGAATCCTGACGCCCAGCTTTGGGAGATTATCCGTAACGAGGACTACGGTAGACCCCTGCCGGATGAAGTGTTGTTTCCCGAAAAAGGTGACAGATATGTGCTGTCCGGCTGGAATGTCGGGAAGATAACTGAACTTGGGTTGGTGGCTGCTGCCGAAGAGGAACTGCTTGCCACTGCAAAGAAGTACGTGGCAAAGACCTGCATCGACGACGGCACCTATACGGCTACGCTCAACTCCATCTGGGTACACAAAGACCAAATAAATCACAGCTTTGACATAGGACAGCGCATCAACCTTGTCAATCCTGCCTACTTCAAGGACGGGCGCTTGTCCCGTGTCATCGGCTTTGAAATCAACCTCGACAAGCCTTACGATTCCCCGCAGTATACGATTGGCGAAAGCACCGCCTATTCCCGCCTTTCCGATATTGAAACGCAAGTCGAAGAGTTGACTTTTAAGGGACAGACCTTCACCGGTTCGGGAGGAAGCAACATCTATGTCATCAAGACCAACGACGCTACGGCCGCAAGCAACTTCAATGTATTCTCTGCTTTACGTACCCTAAGAATGTTCTTGAGAAAGGATGCAAGCGACGTAGCGGAGGAGGTTATCACATTCTTAAAAGGCCTTTTGATTGGCAAGAATGGCAGTGGTATTACCGTCCGTGAAGACGGTACTTCCCAAGCTGTCGTTGACCGTCTGTATGTGAAGATAAAGGCCGTCTTTGAAGAACTGCAGGTTAAGAAAGCCACCCATGTAGGCGGTGAACAGACAATCACCCATGCCGGTATGAAGTGCATCCGCGTGGAGGAACTGGAAGATGCCTACCGCTGCTATTTCCTTGCCGAGCAGGAAGGTGAAGCGATAGCAAACGAATTTAGTGTAGGCTCGCTGGCGCAAGCAAAGGAGTGCAACATCGTCGAAGGGACTACCCTGAACGCCTCCAACCGCTACTATTGGCGTGAGGTCATGGCTGTGGGACGTGACTATATTGACTTATCCAAGGCCATCTGTGATGAAGGTAGTGATATCCCCCAAGCAGGTGACGATATTATAGGATTGGGCCACCGTACAGATGTAGACCTTCAAAGCGCAATCGTGCTATCGTCTACCAACGAGACATCCCCGTCTATAATTTTCTACACCGGCATTGACGACTTCAACCTAACGGGGAAAGATGTAATCTCCTTCGGTGTTGACAAATCCACCGGGCATGCCTACATGAAAGTGTACGGTACTTCCTATATCGGCGCCCGTGATGAGAGCACTTACATCAAGTACACACCGGAAGGTGGCGTAGAAATCAAGGGGCGATTCCTTACTATGGCCGGTGAGGACATCCTGACAATGTTCACTGTCATTGAAGGACTTATCAAGTCTGAAATCTCATCCGTGCGTGATGAAATCAATGCCCTGAACAATTACCTTAACAATGCGTCTTTTGCCGCTGATATGCAGTACTGGACCGGTAGCAGCAACATACGCATCTTCCGAGTTGACGGCCGGCTGCTGTATTTCAACAGTAACTTCTATGCGAACAAGGAATCTTTCGCTAATATAGTAAGCGAACGCGCAAAGAATGTGCTGCGCCTTAAGAACAGCTATATCGAGCAGGTCAATTCAGACTTTTACCGCCATCCGGATTTCGAGACCTTCGACGGGCTCAAGCGCCCCCGGCAGTTCACTATCTCTTTCAAGTATCTTGTGAAACGTCCCGGCACTCTTGCCTTCCATTTCAAGGACGAGAAGGAAGAAGGCTTCGAGGAATACACCCCGATTTCCTTTTCTAAGGACCTATATCCCGGTACCGAATTCAAACAGATGGAGATAACTGGCAAGTGGAACGGTACCGGTAATTTCTATATGTCTTTTACCGGTGACATGTACTTGTATGCACTGACACTAACCGATGATGCTCTTGCCGACCTGCGCGAGGAGTTCAACATGCGTTTCGAACTCACAGACAAGAAGATTCAGGCGAACCTTGATGAAATCAGAAATACGGCTGACAACTTTGAATATTATCACAGTGAATTCCTGCTGACTGCGCGTAATCTTGAAGTGAAGTTCACAGAAGACCTGCAGGATGCTGAGAGCCGCATAACGCAAGAATACGCCTCCGCTATCAACTTGTCCGCCCGTGGCCTGAAAGCAGAATTCACGTCCGGTCTTGCAGACCTTGAGACGGGAATCACCGAAGCATATAAGTCTGCCATCGGCATATCGGCCCGCGAGCTTCGTACAGACTTCAGTGCGTCCGTCTCTGACCTGGATGGCAGGATGTCCGCCCATGCAGGCGGCTTCCATGTGACGGCCGAGAAGATAGAAAGCATGGTGAGTGCCACAAACAGCCTGAAGGGTACCGTGGAACAGCATACCTCAGCCATTAGCCAGACGGCTAGCCGTATAGACCAGTTCGTGCAGAAGATAACCTTCGATTCCAAAGGTAACATTACCAATATCGACAAAGCCGGTTTAGTGACGGAGAGCAATATCGCCACCATGTTTGCGGAAAAGGTCGACCCCAACGGTGATATCGTCAGGCGTGCTCAAATCAGCGCGTTCATCACCGAAGGCGAAGCGGGCAGGCTGATATCCAATGCTACAATCGAGGCTGACCGGATAAACTTTACGGGAAAGACCATCATCAACGGCAGTTTCGTGGTCGATACAAACGGGCGTGTGACGATGAACGACATCACGGCAAACAACCTGACTCTAAAGGGCAGCATAACGGGCACGGATGCTACGCTGAACGGCATTACAGCTAATAATCTGACATTAAAAGGCAATATCTCAGGTATTGACGCCATCCTGAACGACATTACTGCCAATAACCTTACGTTGAAGGGCAACATTACCGGGGCGGGGGCTACACTGAATGATATCACCGCCAATAATCTTACCTTGAAAGGGAGTATAACGGGCAGGGATGCTGTCTTGAACGATATCACCGCGAATAACCTTACCCTGAAAGGTACCATATCCGGTGCCAATGCCACGCTTAACGATATCACAGCCAATAATCTTACGTTGAAAGGAAATATTTCCGGTGCCAACGCCATATTGAACGGCATCACCGTAAACGGAAAGATAAACGCCTCCAGCGGCCGGATAGGTGACTATCTGTATCTGCATGGTAACGGTATATCCACCAACTCGAGAGCGTTCGTGACCGACCTTACAGATAGCACTACGCAGTTCGAACTCAGCAAGAGCTACTATCTGCATGCGATAGCGTCGGACGGAGGAGCCAATAGCATCCTGATAAGGCCCTACCAGACTATGGAAGCGGGCACAGTCAAAGGGGTGGTAACCATCTCTGCAACCATTCCGGGGCGCAATAGGGCCATACACGTATCTTCCGGCGAGAGCTATTTCGGTGGTGATGTGATAGTGGGGAAGATGTATGCTCCGTCCTCCGGGACTCTGGAAATTGCCGGGCCGCTGAAGACGCAAGGTGTATACCGGAATACTGACGTGATACTCTCTTCGGTTACAAGGTACAGCATTAAGGCGACCGACCACACACTGCTTTTTTACGGCAACTGTACTATATCCCTTCCGTCCTCTTCTGACGGGCATGAGATATGGATAATGCCGAACGGGAATACCATCAGTTTTCCTTCCGGTACGTTCGCGAACTCTTCCAGGACGAATATCAACGGGCGTGAATGGCATGTGATAAAACGGGTTTTGGGGAATTGGTATCTGTCATGGATGAGTATATAGAATAATTAAAATAGAAAGTATGAAAATCAACTTTAAGAAAATCGAGGCCCAGACCTCATTCGAAGGCGCCAAGCAGACCTTCGACGTAGCCGAAACGGTCGGCAATGAAATGATGTACAACGGAAGTATCCTTCTGGATATAGGCTTTGAAGACTTGGCACGGGAAATCTACTACTCGAAAGATGCGGTGGAAATCCCGGAACAGTATTGCAAGGCTCTTGAACTTGTGGTGAAGAACTCACGGCTCATAGCTGCCGTGAAACGTGCGGTAATTAACCAACTGAACGTCATCCAGCCATCTTAAATCAATTCTGAAAATTATGGTATTGGAATCAAATCAGTTCAACCAGCTTGTAGAGGAGGTGAAGAAAGCCCTTCTTGTCGGCTCCCAAGGTGTGGGCGATGTGGAGATTGTCGATTCGCTGGCCGATATCGTGAGCCTGCCCGCCCTCCGTCTTGCCGGTATGGAAGAATCGGTGGTCGAGGCACCGCTTGAGTTGCTGTCTGCCCCTGCTGAGGAAGCTGCTGAGGAAGTGCGCAAAGCCGAAGCGGAGCGTGTCATAGTGGAGAACGCACGCAAGGAAGCTGAGAAATCCCGTGAAACGGCTGAGACAAAGCGTGCTTCATCTGAAAGTACCCGCGCATCTGCTGAAACTACGCGTATCAATGCCGAAAAGGAACGTGTGACAGCCGAAGGTCTCAGGAAAACGGCAGAGACAGAGCGAGGCAAAGCTGAAGCGGTCCGACAGACGTCTGAGACCGGACGGGCAACTGCCGAAACCGGCCGTGTTACTGCCGAAGGTAAACGTGTCAGCGCCGAGGAGGAACGTAAAAATGCTGAGACAGTGCGGGCCAACGCAGAGTCAACCCGACAGACAGCCGAAACGGGTCGTGTCAATGCTGAAACCGGTCGTGCTACAGCAGAAGGTAAGCGCGTTACTGCTGAGAATGCCCGAAGCACTGCTGAGGATACACGTAATAGTGCGGAAACTAACCGCCAAACAGCCGAAACCGGACGCGTAAATGCTGAAAGTGGCCGTGTAAATGCTGAAAGTACCCGTGTCACTGAATTTGCTGCCCTCAAGCAGGAATCGGAGACGGCTACTGCGAATGCTACTGATACGGCAGAACATCCTACCTACATCGGTGCAGACCACTATGTATACCAATGGGATAAGAGCGCTAAAGAATACGTTAAGACGGATATCTATGTGAAAGGCAAGCCGGGAGATACATTCACCCTTCTTGGACGTTACGATACGCTTGATGCCTTAAAGACTGCTGTACCTGACGGGTCAAACATCACTGGTTTCTATTCCGTTGGAACTGCATTGCCTTATACATATTATGCCTGGTATAACGGTGATTGGCAAAGTCAAGGACAATTACAAGGTCCAAAGGGCGATAAAGGCGAGAAGGGGGATACGGGAGCGCAAGGTCCTCAAGGCGTACAAGGTCCACAGGGCATGAAAGGTGATACCGGTGCCACAGGACCGCAAGGAGTAAAAGGTGATACTGGTGCTACCGGTCCTGCTGGTGCAAAAGGCGCCACTGGTGCACAAGGAATACAAGGTCCAAAGGGCGATAAAGGAGACAAAGGTGATACGGGTGCAAAAGGCGCTACCGGTGCTACTGGTGCCACGGGTGCAGCAGGTGCAAGTGCCAGTATTACCGGTGCTACTGCTACGGTTGACGCCAACATCGGTACGCCCTCCGTGACCGTTTCTCTCGGTGGTACCGCATTGGCCAGAACCTTTTCCTTTGCTTTCAAGAACCTGAAGGGTGCTACCGGAGCTACTGGACCTAAAGGGGCGACTGGTGCGCAAGGACCACAAGGGCCGCAAGGTGTCGGTGACCCGACAGTCACCGGTGCGAATACGGTCACGACACTGGCCTCCCTGCCAATTTCCAAGAGAAGTATCACTGCAAGGTTGGGTTCTGCCACGAACATCAGCCTTGCTTCCGGAATGTCAGTGGGCAATGACTTGTATATCCGCTGCGTCGCATCGGCGGCATTCACACAGCCGATACCCAATACCGGCGCGTTCACTTCGATGTCCGGTACTTCAATCAGTGTTTCCGCTGGAGATATCTTTGAGATTAGTATCTGGTGCTATGCCGCTGGCGCCTATTCAATATCCGTAAAAACAAGGGACTAAGGTTTATGAGTGTATTAAAAAGACGAAGCAATAATATAAAGGACGGTCAGTATGTGATTGCATTCTCCGACAGTAGAGCCTTAATAGATATTTCCAAGGATTGTGGAATGACATGGACCAGAAGACAACCTTCCGACCTTCCTAATGTAAACGAATACTTTTTCAGCAACGATAGAACGAGGATTGCCATGTCCGGAGACGGCAGGCATATCTATTGCTCGTGCTATATGGCAAATGTGGGATTATTGCGTTCTACGGATTTTCTGGAGACGGCAGAACCTTTCAAGCCTGATAATTGCTATTCCGTATACTCGATAGCCTGCAACGGCAGGGGGAATCTGGTCGCTGTTGTGTGTCAGAATAGCAATAACAAATATGATTTGATGCTTTCCGGGGATTATGGGAAGACATGGCGGGTCTCCAATGGATTAAAAGACAATACCGTGCCTCTCATGGGGGTGGAAATGTCCCATTCCGGCAGATACGTAGTGGCATATGCGTCAAATTCTCCCTATTATACTATCCATGAGCTGTTTATATCTTCCGATTATGGAGAAACTTTCAGCAGTGAAATATTCAGGGGGCCTATCACAAAGATTGCCATTTCCGGTGACGGCAAATACATGTTGTGTTGCTGCAACAGGGAGAGTTCATCAAAGTTATACTATGCCTATTATTCCGGGGATTATGGGAAGACGTGGACTAAAATTACCGATTCGAGTTTCTCTGCCCGTACATTGGCCATATCCTATGACGGGAAATATATGGTTATAGAGGGAGGGTACTCTTATTCCGGTGCACGTATATCCGCCGATTACGGAAAAACCTGGGCATTGAAGCATTCCGTTATTGGCAATAGCTTTGCTTTGGGGCTTTCGTCTGACGGAAAGTATGCGATAGCACAGGAAAGTTCTTCTCCGTATCGTATGTTCAAATCTTCGGATTATCTGGGCTCATTTACTGAAATAAATACGGCACCGCTTACATCAGGTATTAGAGCGAATTACCGATTTATCATAATGAATAAAAATAGGCTTTAACAATAATGCAATATATACATATTTATTCAGAGGAGAAAGTTGTCCGTCTTGATTTTGAACTGGACGGAAACTATGAAGTGGGTACAACCTATGAGGATTACCTGAATGGAGCCTGGGTACCGTTGAATGTGGAACAAAAAACATTTTATGAAACCCATCCGGCAGCGTCTGCAAAGGAAATTCTTGAATGTGAATTAATCCCTCCCTATGAGCCGACTTTGGAGGGTGTGAAGAGCGCGAAGGTCAATGAAATTGCTGTTTACGACGGGTCCGATGCCGTGAATTCCTTTACGCTTGGCGGCAAGCGGATGTGGCTTGACAAGGATACGCGGGTAGGACTGGCAAACTCAATCACTATCGAGCAGGCTGCGGGCAAGGAGACAACCGTGCTGTGGTATGATACCGTGAAGTATGTAATCCCCATTCCTCTTGCCTTGCAGATGCTGGCCGCACTGGAACTGTATGCCCTGGAATGCTATAATGCCACGCAGGAACATCTGGCCGCGGTTATGGGACTTGCTACGAAAGAGGAGGTCGGAGCGTATGATTACACTTCCGGTTATCCTGAAAAATTAGTGTTCAACCTTTAAATTGATGGCTTATGATTTACTTATATTTTATGTCGCTGTTTTTGCTCACTATGTACATAATGTATGCGGTGAGAGTGTGCGGAGTGCCTTGGAGCTTGTCTGATACCTACTATCAGTTGAAGAAGCGGAATCGTCCGGCATGGCTGTTCCAGATAGCTATGATTGTTCCTGCCATGCTGCTTATGCCGGTGTGGATTGAATGCTCATCGGAGAACCTGCAATGTTTGGCATTTCTTGCTTGCGGTGGGCTGATGTTCGTCGGGACAGCCCCGCTGTTCAAGGAGGAATTTCAGAGCAAAGTACATTATGCAGGGACAGTAATAGCCGGATTAGCTACAATTCTTTGGGTTTGTCTCTCCGGTATGTGGTACTTGCCTGCGGTTGCTTTCCCGATAGCCGTTGTTATCATGTTGAGATACCGGAAATGGCTGTTCTGGGCGGAGATGGCAGCGTTTGCTTGTGCTTATGTGGGGGTGCTTATAATTTGTATCGATTGTTAAACCGGGAGAAATGGAAATGAATGATTGGATTATGTTGGTGACCGCACTCGGTGGCATCGAGGGCATCAAGCAGCTTGTTAAGTGGTGGATGTCGCGCAAGACCAATGCGCGTATTGAGGATGCCCATGCGGATGTTGAGGAGTTCAAGGCTTTACGGGAGTACAACGAGTTCCTGCAGAAGCAGCTTTCGGAGAAGGAACAGCGGTTTGTGGAGCAGACTGACCGGCTCCGTAAGGTGCAGGATGAATTGTTTACACTGAAGGAGACTAATTCTGACCTGAAACTGGAACTGGCGCTTAAACGGTGTGAGAGGAAGAAATGCGGTGACAGAGAACCGCAAAACGGCTACTGATTCGCGGAAAGGAAGGTGTTTCACAACGACTCCCTTTCCCTTAATACTACACAACTTAAAGTTTAAACAAAGGCGTTTGCAAATATATTGTATTTTTATGTAAAACCAAAAATCAAGGAGGAAAATAAGAATGGTGAATGTGTATAAATTAGCGCCGTGGATTCTCAAATGGGAAGGCGGTTTCGTGAATGACCCGGCAGACCTTGGAGGTGCTACGAATATGGGTGTGACTATCGGTACGTGGAAGTCATGCGGCTATGACAAGGACGGTGACGGTGATATAGACGTGGATGACTTGCATCTGCTTACCCGTGAGGATGTCGTTAACCGGGTGCTCAAGCCACATTATTGGGACAGATGGAAAGCTGACGAGATTAAATCGCAATCAGTTGCTAATATATTGGTTGATTGGGTGTGGGCATCCGGTGCACACGGAATAAAGATACCTCAACGCTTGCTTGGTGTTACTGTGGATGGAATAGTAGGTCCTAAGACACTCGCTGCGGTGAATGCCAGGAACCCGCGTGAGTTGTTCGACATGATTAAGATTGCACGGTTCGATTTCATCGAGGATATATGCCGCTCTCGTCCGGCGAACAATAAATTCAAACGGGGGTGGATGAATCGGATTAACGATTTAAGGTTTGAGGAATGAAAAAGTTACTGTGGATATTGGTTGTATTGCTGGCAATTGCTTGTGTGGCGGCTTGGTTTCGTCCGCACGAGCCTTTGTCGGCAGAAATACGTACCGAGACGAAGATAAAGACGGTTGTCAAGGTAGATACGATGCTTATCTCTGCACCGATGGCTGTGTTCTGGCGTTTCGTGCCGGATGATACGACACGGATAGGTGATACCTTGCTTCATCGTAAGCAAGTGGTATATAGAGACAGCTCGTATCAGGCTGTGGTGAGCGGATATGTAGACCCTCGGCTGGATAGTTTACAGATATTTCCTAAGACGGTGTATCAGACGGTGACGAATGATATATACCATCCAGTCGCCATCAAGTCGAAGAAGAAGCGGTGGGGCTTTGGTTTGCAGGCTGGGTATGGCTATCCGAGTGGAATGTATGTAGGTGTAGGGGTAAGCTGCAACTTATTCATGTGGTAATTGGAATGTGGGAAAAACAAAAACAGAATGTTCTGTTAAGATATTTTTTGGTGAATCTTTGTTTTCTGCACTAAAATACGTATTTTAGTGCCGCCAAATAAATATATCTTAAAAATGAATCCCTTTTCATTGTGTAATCCGTAAAATCGGATTAAGGTTGTAGATAAACCTTTTGGCACGCAGTGATAAGGGATTCGCCATTTCTAATAAGTATGAAAACAACAATAGAAGCTTACACTATTACTGTAAGAAGAAAAAGAGAAAAGGACCCTTTGTTATTTTCTGATTCTCCTGATATTTATGATTTAATGGCTCATGACAATGTTAGTTTCATTAAATATATAGATAAGAATATTACAGGAGATCTTCCTGCGGAAAAAATGACAGTAAGAATTCCTCCTAAAGACCATAGTCATAATGATAAAAAGAGATATCTATGTGGCATTATTGAGACTGGATACTATGGGAAAGAGTATGAGGCAGTAGACAAAGATGACCCAAAAGATGAAACGAAAAAGATTCTTTTAGGTAAAAGCAAAGCAATACTTAAGCCTTTTTTTTATTATATTCAGATTCCGCGAAAGGGCAATAAGGCTTTGTTAATATTGGAACGTGTAGATAATAATGGTATCTATCCTTTACTTCGAAGTATTTTAATTTCATTTTTTAATTATCATTTTCAGGTTGAAGATTTATATATAATTGATAGGAATGCTGTCGTATTGACATCGTATTTAAAAAAGTTGAAAGAGGGTAGGTATAACTCTTTATCCTTATCTGCCAATTCTATACATACAGACGCTGCTGAACGATATTTTGGAGGATTAAATTCTGAAGATTTTACGATAGAATTGACGATGAAGTTTAAGAATGGTATGGGGGAAATAAAAGAAAAAAAAGTTAAGGAAATGATTAATTCAGGAAAATTTCTTTTTGATTCTCCAGATTTAAATGCTATATTTGAAGACTCGACGAAGAAAGTTACTGCGAGTATTGCAGGTGGAAAAACTAGAACCTTGTATTTAGGTAATGAGAATAAGAATATCATTCATCCTTATTATGAAATCGAGGTAAAGGATAATGAAAAAGGTTTTTCAGATTATTCTTCAATCAAGAAAGCTACCAAATTGTTTATTACTAATAATACAGAATTTAAGGTGTTTGAATAAATGAGGTTTACTTTTATAAACATAAGAGATATCCTTCAAAAGCAAAATGAAATACTGAAGGTGGATTCTAATAATAAATGGATTTTCATAAGATTCCCTTTATTATTAGGTTTTCTCTGCAGTATACTATTCTATAGTGATACTAAAAGTATTTTAGGTATTCTTACTCTTTTCTTATCTATATTTATTCCTATATTTATTAGTTTGTTGGCAACATTAATTTCATTCGTAATGAATAAAATTAAAACTCGTCATAATAAGGAAAGAATACCATTAATAAAGGAAACCTTTTATAATATATGTTACCTTATCCCCATATCTTTATTCCTGTTGGTTCTATCATTATTGATGAGTTTAAGTATAGGAGATAGATGTGTGCTTTATCAGTACAATTTTATATCCCCCATATGTGGTACTGTCTTTTCTATAGAGATTACAGTTCATTTTATTTATTTGTTAATTTTCGGTGTATTATTCTATGGTGGAATTATTCATTTGATTATGAATATACTCATGGTGACTAAACGAATCTTTAAATTATTTGATAAAGAGATAGATTTATTGACTAATCCAGAAAACAATTTTGTGTCTGACAGTAAAGAAGATATTTCTTCAGAAAGTGAGGACGGAGAGGTTTCTGATATAATTGACGATTAATAAATTCACGAAGCTTTAATCGTATATATGCCCCGGCTTCCGTCGGGGCTTTTTATACAAGAAATGATTAGTTAAAAGTATTCCAGTGCCTACTTTCTTTTATATCTAAGTTGATACAAACTCAAATATGATTATCTGAAAGTAAGAACAAATAATAATAGTATTAGATATGAAACAAAGAAGAAATAGGTCTGAGTCCAACTATAAACGTGCAAAGATTAATTCGTGGTGCAGGCTTTTAGAAAAGGATTTTGATTGGGATTATACGTTTTTATTGGAAATAGAGCGCAAGAAAATAATAGAAATGTATGAATACTTTAAAAAGTGTACGCGTTCGGATAAAATGCCTATAGTGGCAAGAGACTTGCAACTTTGTATTGGCCTATTGGATATTGTGCTCGAAAAAGATAATTTGCAGTTGGAATTTTCAGGAATGAAGACTATGCGTAGAGATGACGGTATGTATGAAATGGTAGAAAGTCCGCATATAATAGCTTGTAGGAATCTATACATTAACACTAAAAATGCATCAAGGTTCTGCCTATTTAATTTCCCGACAGATGATTATGATATTGAAATTATTCATAAAGAGGAATTGAGAAGATATAAGGCGTGGTATCTATATAATAAAATCAGAACTTACAAGTTGTTTTCTTGGTGGGATTAGGTAATAGGCATCCATCATTCTTACATCGTAAGGTTTTGATAGGTAAAGCAGTCCAATAAGCGACCTTTTTTCTTTGGCTTCTCTCTGCTATGATTTATCTTTGCAACAAAAAAATATGGCATACAATTATGACGAAGAAAGCGTGAATGCCTTAATGAAATGGGCTGAGAACGCACTATTACCCAAAGAGGTGACATTAAGTGAGGCAGAACATATCTTTGACACCTCTCTGTATGTTAATGCGAATATCTGCGATATTAAGCAGCACTATCCGGATGCTTTCTACAATCCGGCCATTGATAGATTGTATCGGTTGAAGGAATTTATTGAGTCAAACAATTAACTATATAGAAATGACATTTCCTATTTTAGACATAGAAAAAAGTAGCGTTGAAAAATATTTGAGTAATATGGTTCAAGACTCAAATCATCGCTTTAAATCATGGGAATATTGCTATACGGCATTCGGTAATTTAGATTCAGTAGACTATTTATCTCTTCACCTTGCTTTTTATTTAGCGAGTTGGGGAATGTATAGAGGTAGTTGTGGAATACTTTGGAAAGATTATACGATTCATATGGATGCCGTAAACATAATAAGGAAATTTCATTCCCTACGAAAAGAATGGTTTACAATGGATGATGTTTCTCAAATAATGAAGTTGTACAATGCGCTCAAAGATTACTACAGTAAAATCACATATTATAAACCGGAAAATAAGACTTCATCCTTAAACCTTGCTGCGACAGATACTCTGATTACTAAAATCATGTTGGGAACCATTGGCTGTGTTCCTGCATTGGATGACTTGTTTAAGCGGGCATTTCATTGTCAAGGCAAGCAGTTTGACGAAGAATTATTAAAGCGGATAATTGATTGTTCTCAGAGCAATAAAGATACAATACAGCAATGCCAAAGATATATTTCTGAAAAACTTCACTACCACTATCCATCAATGAAAGTTGTAGATATGTGTTTTTGGCAAAAGGGATTCGATGATTTAAAAAACAGAGTAACCAAGAATGGCAAAATTAGATGAGGTTTTAAAATTAGTGAGATTATACGAAGAGAAGTATCGTCACCCAAGTCTTACACGTTTTTCAGTTAGTAACAAGTATGATTTGTTTCCTGGGAAAGAGAATATGGAAAACTGCTGGCCCCAATGCTACCCATATGCCGATAGGCCTGGAGTCTATTTGATTATGGACGATAAGGACAATGTGCTATATATAGGTAAATCATCCGTTGCCATTGGCAGAAGGCTTGGAAGTTATTTTTGTTATGATGGTGAAGGGAAATGCCGGGTTAGAAGCCCTTATTGGAGCACGTCACCTAAATATATTGCAGCTATTGCGGTTCCATTTGATTCGGCTTTTGAATGTGCCGCTTTAGAAGAATTCTTATTAGCCAACGTGCAGACGACTGATAATTCCATTTTTCAAAGATAAAAATGAATATGACTTTTGTTGAATAAAGCATGATTCTTTAATATGGCAGAACTCAAATATACGTATGCTCTTGATAAGAATGAAAATTGCATTGGTATTGGAAATGCTCAGAAAGGAATAGAATATCGATGTCCTCATTGCAAAGGAGAAATGGTTGTAAAAGAAGGTTCTATTAAAGTAAAGCATTATGCTCATAAGATAAGACCGCAAAACTGTAGCTACGAAACTTATCTTCATGCTCTTGCCAAGAAAAGAATTGAAGAGTGGTTTAATTCAGATAGTGCATTAAATATCTCTTTTAGAACAAAAGATAGATGCTCTAATTTTGAACATTGTCTATGGAATCATGATGACTATACTTCTTATTGTGAGAAAAAATCGAGCCGATCTTTTAACTTAAAGAATTATTACAATGTAATCACTCGAGAAAAAACATATAAAGGTTTCCGGGCTGATTTACTTCTTTCTGATTCTGAAAATAGACATGAGCCTATTTTTATTGAGATTTTAGTTTCACATCAATGTGAGAAGGAGAAGATAGAATCTGGGATGCGTATTATTGAAGTTGCTCTAAGCTCCGAATATGAATTAGACGATATTATAAGAAATGGAATAATTTCAGAAGATGAAACAACAATGTTTTATAATTTTAGGCGTAAAGATGGGATTACTAGAACATGTGGGATGCAACTCAATAAATTCGTATTATTAGAATCAATGAAAGGTTTATATAAGCGTATTAGTTGTAATGAATATACCCATCGATATTCATCTGCTATATTTGAGATTACATTCGATTATTATACTAATCGTACTATAGATCCTTTGACTTTTGGTTGGGTAATTGCCTATAAAAATTATGAAAATGTGAGAAATTGTTTCTTATGTAAATATTATAAAACGAATTATTATACGAGCGAGAGGATATGTTGTTTGTATAAGAAAAAAGGTATTGAAAGGCATTGCAAATCCAGTGAGGCTTTAAGATGTAATGAGTTCAGTATTGATAAAAATATTATAAATGAAAACTGTGATTATTTATCATATATTACATATAATATCTGGAAAAAAGGTATGGGGAATGAGGGAATAGATTATATAAAAGGAAAGGTAGCCCAATAAGTTGCCTTTTCCTTTGTTCATATTTCAGTAACAATTCATACCTTGTATATGACATGTCGGGGCTTTTTCGTTTGCGTGCCTTTTCTTTTATAAAAATTCCCTCAAATCACGTAGGGAATTTCAGAAACACATTTGTCTTTATAGTAGAATCCGGTGTATAGTGTTAGTATAGTCCTTCTTTCAGCCATTGCAGTTTCTTTATACTGGATTTACAGAATGTTCCAACATTGTGTGCTCTAATTGATTGTAGATATTGAAAGGAACATGCTGGACCTCAGCTTTTATGCGGCTGAGGTTTTGTCGGAGATAAGAGTACGTTGTTGAACGTGCGATGGAAATATGTGTTTAACCAAATTATTAGTTATGAAAAAAGTAATTTATATGGTAATTGCATTTGCTATGGCTTTAGCCGGGTTATTTATGCTTATGTTTATGTCATTTGATTAGTGAATGTCTGTTTGTTGACTGTTTTATAGAAGGGGCAGCTTATTCAGCTGCCTTGTTCCATTTCCCAGGAATTAAGTAATCCATATTGTGTAATTATTCCCCATGTGTGGTACTCAGTTCCACATATTTCCACACATAATTATTCCTTCTTGTTTTTATAATATGCTGATGTATAATGTATTATGTACTGATGTACATCATGGCATATCGTTTGTCCTATAGTTAATACAAAAACTATATTTATTTACTTAAAACTTACGATTATGAAAAAAGTATTGGTAGCATTAGCAATGGTTATGGGATTAGGCAGTTCAGTAGCATTTGCTTACGTGGTTTCTGGAACACAGTCTGTAGAGCAAACTCAGCAAAATCCTCAGGATGAGTTCACAAAAGTGGAAGTAAAAGACTTGCCTCAGGCAGTTATGAATGTCTTGGCTAAGGACTATGAGGGGGCTGTAATAAAGGAGGCTTTCATTTCCGAGAAAGAAACCGGTAAGATTTATAAGGTTGTGTTGACCATCACCAAGGAAAATCAATCCACTGAAGAAGTGACGGTACTTCTGAATGAAAAAGGAGAAACTGTAGAATGAATGGAAACTCTGTAGTGGTTCGGCATCCATCTACAGAGATGATTTGAGATACTTTTATGTCTATCTCGTTAATGCGAAAGGGGCGGCTGAATAGTCGCTCTTTTTGTTTATATTGTAATAATAGTTCGTTTCTTTTTTGTCAGAAATTCCTATTATAGAGGGTTGTTTTATACAAAATAATGTTTATATTTGTATTCTAATCCCTATTGTATTATGAATGACAAACAACAACTTCTAATTGATTGTATTTCCCTTCTTCCCGTTATAGGCATTCTGGTTTTGATAACTGTTGCCAATGACCAGCTTGTTACTATGGTTGCTGCCTATGTGCTTTGCGGAGAACTCTTATGTGTATTGGTTAGCAGGATATTAAATTTGTACTATATTGATGTGGCTTTTGTTTGGTTGGGTGGGATTATGCTTTGGCTGTGGTATTGGCTCTGGTTGGAGTCAAGCCATGTAGTGATGGAGATTGTGGAAAGGACAGTTGAATGAATCGCTTCTTTTTCAGTAAAAAATCCCCGTAGCTGCTCAACTACGGGGATGGTGTCAAATAACAGAGTATCAATATGAGATACTAAGTGAGCCTATTCCATTACAGATAAATCATTGTCAACTTCATACTGGTTACAGCCAAAAGCCGCACACATTAAAATAAAACGTTCTTTTATACCTAATCCAGTATATCTGTCTACGGCTCCACTGCCTTTTGCATGAAGTCCTGCTGCGTATTTATCTATCTGAACTTTATTCATTAAATCTACATGAGTTTTACGGGCAAGTTTACTGCTTGCAATCTCATATATGGATTTGTACTCATTTGTTTCCAATGCCGCACTAAACATTGCCACTTTCCGGCTAATCTCACAGTATTCAAGTAGTTTTTTTATTTGATAATTGTACCCGGTTTCACCATTGCCATCAGGATAATAGGGTAACAAAGCATTGCTTGGTAGCCTACCTTTATACTTCATAATAATATCATAAGCAATACGAATGATGGGAGTTTTTATCTCAGTGCGTATAAGTCCATCCTTGTGTGTTTTCTGAGGTAAATAATGAATGTAAGGTATTCCTTCTTCAATGCTGATATTATCAAAAGTGAATCGTCTGAAATCACCTATACGGCAACCGAAACAACATTGAACAACGAATACATCTTTTACTCGCTGCAATGTTTCGGGACATTCTTTGTGGACAACTTCATTGAATTCTGTTTTGGTGAGAAAGAAAGGCTCGTCATATTGTTGCTTCATAATGGACTCTTTTTCTTTTCCTATCTTGCGGAAAGGAGATACGGGAATAACATCATTACTTTCAAGCTCCACCATAAATGCTTGTAATAATAATAGTTTCTCAGCAATTGTATTCTGGCTTCTTTCCTTTGATGGTATATTCCGCTTATTCATTTCTGCGTACAGTTCTGGAAATTTTTCAACCAGAGTGTATTCTTTGCGTAGAAAATCACGAAAATTTAGAATATGTTCCTTATTGAATTCATTGACCGGCAACCCGTCAATGCCATTGATAATGAGGAATCGAGTCAGTTCCCTTATCACTACATCGTAATGTTTCTTTCTGCCGGGACCTATTACACCTGCATTTAGCCATCCGTCAACATAGCGTTGGAACATACTACACATGGATTCCTCTTCACTGCTGATGTTATATTTTTCAGGATGTAAGTGCTGGTCTATTAAGATTTCCAGTTTTTCACTGGTTAATTCTTTGTTGCTCCCATAAATGGATAAAATTAGATTCTTCCGTTCTTCAATAGATGTGTTAAATGATGTTCTTATGTCTAACTTTATAATACTTTTAGCCTTATATTTTTCAGTCTTGGCATCCCAAAGAGTAGGAGAGACCATAATATCTGATTTGTGGAATAACTGTACATTGCGTCCATCAGATAATCGAAATCTGACATTTACCTCTTTATCTTTCTTCCCAGTTCTTATAAATGCTTTTACTGTAGTCATATATTCTCTGTTATATCGGTTGTGCAAATATACATAAATTGCACAACTCAGTTCAAATATTGCACAACATAATGCAATGGCATGCAA